TTATTAGCGTTACTAATAACACCAATGCTGGTAATGAATTAATTTATCTTGATCAATCCAAAGCTGAATCAATTTGGGTCGGAGTAAATGATATTGCTGGCATTCCTACATACTGGACTCTTTGGAATAATCAAATTAATCTTTATCCAAAACCAGACCAAGAATATCAGATGACCATTCGTGGTTATCGCCAGCCTGGGCTTGCTTGGTTGACTGACTCAAACAACAGCGAAAGCACAAACTATGTTGATCTTGATAATGAATATCAAGTAATGTTGGTTAACTTTGTACTTTCCCGTATCTTCCAATTCCAAGAAGATCCTGAAATGGCTAATGTTTATATGAGACATTATGAACAAGGTGTTGCTATAGCAAATGCATCTTTAACAGCGCCAAATAGAAATCAACCTCTTATTCTAAGTGGTGGTTTGCAATTAACAGGCAACAATGGTTACTGGTGGTCTGATGCTGGTATGCAGGTTCTTCCAGGTAATCCAAGCCCGTTGGGTAGAATGTTTTAAATGGCAGAGATTAATTTTAAGCAACTTTTTGATTTTACAGGGGGGATTAACTTTCGTGCTGACCAATTTCAGTTAGCTGAAAATGAATCACCTGGAATGCTTAATGTTGAAATTGACCCTAGAGGTGGAGTCTTTAGCCGAGCTGCATACAAAAAGAAACACACAACTGCAGTAGTTGCATCAGGTGCTCCTTGGAATCCAAAAGGATTATTTAATTATAAGTATTCATCAGCACCTCAAATTATGTTAACAACTGGTTATGATGTTGCTACTTCAGCTAATGGTAAAGTTTATAGATCATCTGGTGGTAACTTTACGGCTCTTTCTGTAGATGCTTTCAATACAGTCGGGGTAACATCGGTAAATGGAGCATCAATTACCCAATGGGAAAACTCTATTTATATTGCTGTTGGTAAAAATTCTAGTTATATGTATTCCTGGACTGTTGGAAATACATATGTTACACAACTTGCCGCATCTGGTCCGACATGGCAACCTTACCAAGTTCCAACTGGTGGGTATATGCCCCGTGCAGAGATAGCCCTAGCCCATGCTAATAAATTATTTGTAGCTAATACTTATGAAAATGGGACAGCATATCCAAATAGATTGCGTTGGTCCCATGAGTCTCTCCCAGAAGATTGGTATCAAGAAGATTATATTGACATTATTGCTGGCGGAGAAGGTATTAGAGGTTTACAGATTATTGATGGTCAATTGCTTATTTTTAAACCAAAAGCAATTTATTTGTTAATGGGGTACGATGCAGATTCTTTTCAACTAGTTGAGCTAACAACATCACTGGGTATAGATTACCCTCAGCAAGCTTGTGAGGGCGCTGGAGGCGTTTTCTTCTTTGATTACCCTAATGGGCTCTATTTTTATAATAGAAATGGGATTCAGGATATTTTTGATAGAATTAGACCAATTATTACAGAGAAAGAAGTTAACTCATCGGATTTATCTGCAATAACCCTTACATTTATCAGAGGAAGATTGTGGATTTCTATGCCGTATGCACCAGCAGAGCAAACAAGCCCACCAGACTATCCAAGCGTTAACTTTATTTTTGATCCAACAATTGGTCCAGTAGGTTCTTACACTCAGTTTCAAACTGCACCATATTTTGATCCTTTGGTACAATCAGCTGACGAAGATTTTATCCCTGGTTTTGGTCTTGTTAATGGGTGTGAATGGCGTGATGCTGATGATGTTCCATATTATTTAATGGTTGTCCCGTATGATGAGTATGCTTATGTTTTGTTTGTTGACGATTACAATTACACAACAGATGATGCACCAGCTACTTTTACAGGTAAATACGGTTCTTACTATGTAACACCGTTCTTTGATGATGATAGATATGTACAGCTTAAATCTTTTATTCGCCCATATTTTGTTTTAAAAGAAGTAGCTAGTCCAACTCAACTTCGTTTGTCAACATATAAAAACTATGATGAAACAAATCAAAGTGGTGGTACAAGATCTATATCGTTAACGCCATTAATAAATGGTGGAACATATTCTACATCTGGAGCTGGTGGTCTTTACGGTACGGCTGTTTATGGCGTAAGTACCGTTGGGGCACAAATTAAAAGAAAAGGTATTGCCCCTCTTGGTAGAGGGTACGCAATGCAGCTTGAATTTGCTGGACCAGATGACGAGACAGACAGTAGTGTTTATCCTGGAAGAAAATGGGGTTTAAACAGTATTGCTTATAAATACAAAAGGAGAAAAATTCGTGGAACATAATATTAAAATGAGGTATACAACATGGCAACACTAACTATTCCGTTTACATTTGCTAACGGTGATCCAATCGTTGCATCTGAACACAACTCTAATAATTCTGCTATTGAGGTGTTTGTTAACAACCTTTCTGCAGGAACTGGTTTTGATACAGGAGCTATTGGCGCAGCAACCCTTGCAAACGGTTCTGTTACATCAGCAAAAATTCAATCATCACCAGTTTTGGTTACACCAAACATTGGTGTAGCTACCGCTACATCTTTAAATGTAACTGGAAACATTGTTTACCATACGGGTACAACAGCACAAGTTGCTTCATACACACTGCAGTTAACAGATGACTCAAAGATTGTTGAAATTGCTAGTGCAACTGGAGTCAACTTAACTGTTCCTTTGAACTCTTCTGTTGCTTTCCCTGTTGGTACATCTATAACCATTCTTCAAACTGGGGCTGGTCAAATTACTGTTGTTCCTGTATCTGGAGTAACAATCAACTCAACCCCTGGACTCAAGATTCGTACTCAGTGGGCAGCAGCTTCATTAATTAAAAGAGCAGAGAATACTTGGGTGCTAGTAGGAGATTTGACTGCCTAATGCCATTATTTCTTGGAGCACTTGACTCTGGCGGAGACCAGCCAACAGCACCTGGTACGCCTACGGCTGTAGGTGGAAATACTTTAGCTACTGTTACATTTGCTGCCTCTAGTTATCTTGGCAAAACTGGTGTAGTTGTTTATACAGCTACATCTAATCCTGGTGGACTAACACAGTCTGGTGTGTCACCTATTGATTTTACTGGGCTAACAAACGGAACTGCTTATACTTTTACTGTTACCGCTACAACAGATTACGGTGTTGTATCTACGAGTAGTGCGGCTTCTAACTCTGTAACTCCTGCTGCTCCTCCTCCACCTCCCCCTCCTCCCCCACCACCACCAGGTCCACCTCCACCACCACCAGATCCATGTGCTGGTTGCCCTGCTGCTGGACAGTTGGTCAGTACTTATTGCAGTGGCACAACGCTTGTCGGGGTTTACACAAACGGTTGTTGTGGAACTACCGATTCTATTATTGAGTACAACAGCGGTAGTTGTGGTTATGTTCCACCAGCACCACCTATACCTGGATGTTCTGCCTGCGTATACACCGTAACTGGTCAATCGCAATTTACATGTGGTTGTGAAGAAATCCGTTTTATTTTAAAACAAAAGTTTTATGTGGTAACTTCTTATTCAACAACATGTACCCCAGTCCCATGTTCGCCTTGCGTATGTCCGCAATCAAGCACAGGACCATGCACGCTGTCTAACTTTAATTGTTTCTCATAAAAAAAAACACGGAGGATAAAATGTCAGACCCATTTGAAAAACCAGAAGAATTCGTAGACAAACATGCATATTTTGCATTTGTTGTTGACGGAGAAGTAACCCATTTGCACACAGTTGATTTCCTTTTGGAAATGATTGTTGCATCTATGTCATCAAACCCAACGGTCGTAAGACTGTCCAAAGAGGATGCCCTCAAGGTTAAAGGCGGATGGTACTATGACGGTGCTAATTTTAGGGAACAGTTGTAACAATGTCTGCTTGGAAGGAATATAAAGAAAGACTTGGCACAACAAGACCCTGGGATCTGCTTAATCCTAATACAGAATTTGCAGAAGATGATGTTCAAATTAAAAGAATGAATATTTGTCGTGAGTGTCCAGAGTTTATAAAAATAACAAACCAATGCAAAAAATGTGGATGCGTAATGAAAGCTAAAACTAAATTGTTACATGCAAGCTGTCCTTTGGGTAAATGGTAATGTTTGACTTTTCTGATGTAACTACACCTGAATATCAATCATTTGTTAATTTTGTTGATATTGAAACAAACATTCCACGAAAGATTACAGAAATTAATAGAGCAGCAATTCCTTACCAAGGGAAAAATGAAGTAGGACCATTTCGTTCATTTCAATTAGAAAATCTTCTTACAAAAGAAGAATGTGAATATTTGATTTGGCTTGCTGAATCAACAGATGAATGGCTAGAAGAAACAATTCCGTTCTGGCAAGGCAGGAATATTCCTTTGATGACCATGCTCCCATCTAGACCGTGGGCTACAGAGGAAACATATCCGTTATGCATTGATATCGTAACGAGAATATGGAAGTTTATTCAGGATTCTTTTGGGGTTGATGTGTATCCAGATCAAATAGGGGTGGTTAGATGGCTTCCAGGGAGCTGGCAAATGGTCCATAAGGATGATGTTGATGGTTTAGATAGGGTATCTGGGTGTGTAGTCTTTTTAAATGATGATTATGAAGGAGGAGAGCCGTTTTACCCATATTATGATAAAATGGTTAAGCCAAAAGCTGGGATGGTATATGCCCACTCCTCTGATGAGGATCATTTACATGGCGTTACCCAGATTAGAAATAAAACAAGGTATACGATTTCAACAACTTGGACTACAAATAAGGACAAATCTAATTATTTGGGCTACTTTAGCAGTCACAATGTAATGAAACAGAGTAATAATAGGAACGAAAATGGCATTTGACCCAAGCATTTATGAATCACAAAGACGAAACCTGTTGGCAAACTATGCTCAACAGGCATCCCTTAACGCATACCAAAGGTATTTAACTGATCTACGCAACCAAAGGTCTTTTGCAAATTTAGAAAGACAAGCTTTTGGCACGACTTCAACTGGCGGTTTAGGACAGGTTCCTAAATTAACCTCTAGTTATGCCCAAAGAGGATTGAAGGGTCAGGGTATTCAGTCAGGTCTTTACAATAGAGCTCTAAGTCAGTATGCACAAGACAGGGCTAGATCACTTGGTAGTGCTCAACAAGATATGGATGCTGCCAATAGAGGTTATGACCTTACACAAACAAATCTTGAATCTAATTTACGATTAGGTGAACAAGACATTGAATCAAATAAAGCAAGACAAATAGCTGAAGATGCTCGTGCACTTCTACAATTGAGGTAATTATGGCAATAGGAATTCAATATTATGGCAAAGGAACGAGGGGTGTAACACCTGCTCGTATAAATAATCCAACTCTAAACAATCCAATGCTTTTGGGTGATGACCCAACTGGTGGTTCTGATGATGGAGACTTAGGTCTTACTGGTACGGCTTCTACTGCTGGCGCAGGTTCTTTACTTAACGCACAAACCAATGCTGCTAAATTCAAAGCGGAGCAGGCTGCCGCTGCTGATGCATTAATTCGTCAACAGACTGGTGCTCAAAATCAAGCAAACTATTTACGAGGTCTTCTTGGTGCAGGTGTTCCTGCTTCCATAACTGGAGAAATTGGTGCTCAAGAAACAGCTGGTCGTAGTTATATCAACACCCAAGCACAAAACTTGTTAGAGCGTTTATCTGGAGCATTAACGACTGGTCAGGGTGCTACTACGCAGGGATACGACACATTGCGTAACTATCTTCAAGCAAACCCTGCAACTGCTTATGCAAACACAGCGCAAGCAGCTCCTACTGTTACTCAAAATACTTTAGCTCAATATATGCAAGCTATGGGAACTCCAACTGGCACTGTAGATCCAGCGTTAGCTGAGGTCAATGCTCAAGCAGTTGGCGGGGCAAATGCCTACAATCAATTATTGAATGTTCTTAGGGGATCAGAGGCTTCTGGTCAGGCTTCTCGTTTATC